TCTCGGGCAATGCCGTCCAGGGCGGTGTCGGTCAGGGGTGCGCGATGTTTCTTCCGCAAGGCCAGATAGTCCTGCCAGACCTTTTCGGGCACGTCGTCGGGCCGTGTTGCCTCGGCACTGCTGCGCTTGCGGGTTCCGTCGCCAGGAGACGCGCCATGGCTGGAGACGCCGGGTGGAGGGGCCGTACCGTCAGGTACGGGAGGTATTAACTCTCCCTGTCTCTCTCCCTGTCCCTCTCCCTTATTAGCCGTCTCATGTGCGTCTCCGGTAGACGGTGCATGAGACGCTTTGGTAGACGGTTGAGCGTCTACATGCAGGGCGATGAGACGCTCAAGTTCAGTCTTTGATGCATTGGCGGGAGGCGTCACGCCAGCGTCTCGCAGCCGGGCGGAAAGTTCCTTGAGCTGCTCTCGCCAGCGCTGCTGGCGGGACTTCTTGGCATCCACGCCTTCCATGTGAACCTGCCGGCCGTCCCAGGCCTGGACCGCCAAATCAGCGATCACGGGGTGATAGAGGCGGCCGTCTGAGCACTTCACCCAGCCGCGCATGGCCATGTCGCGCACCTTCTTCCAGCTGCGAGATCCGGACAGTGCCTCGAGCAGGCGCTCATCACTCGGCAAGCTGCCGCCTGGGATCTGGTTCCAGCTCTTGCACCACAAGGCCACGGCGGCCTTGAATTCGTCCCCCGTGCTCAGCAGAAACAGGTCGGAGTCGAGCAGGCGCCCGGTCTCCAGGGGCATCCATGGCAGGCCGCGCAGGTTGCAGTCGGGTGGCGTCATGGGCGGTGGTAGATCTGTGCTCATCGTTTTCGAGCTCCATTTTTCCGAGCCATCCCTCATTCCGCTACGCCCGCCTGCTTCAACAGCGCACGCAGTTGAGGTGCAGCGGCACGCAGGGCTGCCGCTGCGGCAGCGTCTTCGCCGCAGTTCAGGTGGGGGCAGAACTTCTGCAGGAGGTAAAGGACTGGCGTGATGTCGCCTGTGAAAGCCACGTAAGCCTCAAAGTCGCTGAGCGTGAACCGCCGAGGATCTTTCGGGTTGTTGGCCAGCTTGCGCGAAAAGTCTGACGGACTCATGTGCATGGCGGCAGCAATCGTTTTCAGGTGCAGCCCGTTTTCATGAGCGCACACACGCACGCAATCCAGCGCAGTGGGAAACCGCTCGGGAAGAGCACTTTGTGGCACAGCCCTGCTCATGCCACGGCCCTCATGCTGACCCGGCCGGCGGCGCGCTCGATCCGCTGGACCAATTCCGTTTGGGCACGCAGGGCTTCGATGAACTGCCGCTGCAGGTCTACCAAGCCCTCTACTGGTTTAAAGCCCCCGCTTTGATAGCCCGTCTCACTCAGGAGGCAGTCAAGGCCAGCATTGCACCCCATGGACTTAGCCAGTTGAAACACCTGCAGCATCTGATCGGGCGCCAAATACTCCCGGTGAATTGGGCTAAGACATGCTTTCATCAGCCGTATTGCTGACTTGCGATCCTTCTCAGGCCATAGTAATGGGCCCACGATTCCGGGGCCGCCTGCTGAATCCACAGACTGCACTATTGCCTCGCGGATTGCGTTAGACATGAAATTTTTTTCCAAGTCGCTCATGCCACCACCTTCAAGGCTGGCGCACTCGTGGTGTGCGCCTGCAGGGCAGCCAACGCCTTCAGGGCCTGGTTCAGCGTAGCCGTGGCGCTGTCGATGGACTCAGCAATGCGCGCCGCATGATCCTCGGGCGCCTTGCGGTCGGGCCGAGCGTGAAGGGTCTCGTCGCACGCGAACAGCAACGGATCGAAGGTGCCACAAAAGCGCATGCAGGCAATGATTTGCCCAAAGCTGAGCTTGTCGTCCTTCTCCGGGTTGAGGCATGCCTTCAACCTGGCGTAGGCGGACTCCATCTTGAGATGGGGGAACAGATAGACCGCCACGTCTTTTGCGGACTTCGCGCTGTTGGAAATCATCTGGTTGAGTGCGTCGTACTCGTCGTCGTAAACAGCAGTCATGTCAGTGGTCCTTACTCATGGCTGTGCAGCCAACATCAATTGAATCCAGCGTATTCACTCGCTTATTTGCTACATTTTTCATAGCCAAAACAGCTTCTCCTTTTTCTCTATTCAATAATTAGTGACGGCTAGTGAAGCTTTTTCGGAGCAAAAAAAAGAGACTTCGGTCATCGCTGAAACACAGCCCAAATGGACCAAAGACATGAACAGCCAATCCACACCCATCACGCCATTCCATCGCTCGTCGCACACCAGGCTGAGCGAGAACGTGAACCCAGCCACCGGCCGGCGCGAGCACGTCATGACCGTTTCGAAGCTGGAGATGGGATGGGACACCGGAGTCCTAGTGATCAGTTGGCGAGGCAACCGCGTGGTGGTCGATGCCGAGCAGCAGCGCTTCATGCGCGAGAAGCCCCGGAGAAATTGAGAGCGCACCATCTGCAACTCACCCATGAGCTACAGCGCCCGAACTCGTGCCATCAGAAGACTTGGAGCCTTGCTCGCCCGATCCAGGAAGCGGTGTGAGGCCATAGACGTGATCCAGCGTAAGACTCAGCCCCCGAGCCTTTGCGAAGGAGATCAGTCTCAAGGCGCGTTCCGGGGGGATAACTTGCCCACGTGAGTAGTGACCAACGTTGCCCTGTGTGCAACCGATCCCCAGGGCCAACTCGCTTTGCGTCACGCCGAGGCGTTCGCGGATAGATTTGATGGTGCTCATCGCAACATAGTAGCGCCACTATCCAATTTTCACAACAGCGGCACTACTTTGTCATTTCAAGTAGTGGCGCTATCGTTGCGGCATGCAACTCGGAACTCAAAAATGGCTTCAAGAAAAGCGCATGTGACAGAGGAGCACATGGCAGAGGCCACGCGCCTGCGAGCCCTCTGGGAAAAATCCAATCACGGACTTAGCCAACAGGTGTTCGGAGAGAAATATGGCATCGGGAACCAAAGCGCCGTAGGCCAGTTCCTGCGAGGTCAGACCCCCCTAAGCATGAAAGCCGCCGTAGGCTTCGCTCGAGGTCTGCAATGCAATCTCACCGACATCAGCCCGCGCCTTGCCCTAGAGATCGTCGAGGGATCGCGCTTGCTGACAGGCGAGCCTGTACCTCATAGCCTCGATATCGGGGGCCGTGGCGGCAATGTCGTAGGCATCCCTGTCGAGGGAGAGGTCTGGATCAACGACCATTCCGTTTCCATTGATTCCGTGTCGGACGGCGGCTACGTGGTTGGCTCTGGCGTCCACGAGGATGGATATGCCCTCAAGGTCCGCGGCGACGGAGGTAGCCCCGCCATCAAGGCCGGCCAGTTTTTGGTGCTTGAGCGTTACGGCAACCCCGCGTTCAGCGACTATTGCTTGGTCGAGGCAAACAGCCTCCAGACAGGACAAGCTCTTCTGGAGTTTCTTGCGAAGCGAGACGACTCCTACTCGTTCCAGACGCTTGAAGGAGATCGGCTAACCCTTGCAAGCCAAGATGTCTCGGAGATACACCCTGTCGTAGCTGTCGTATCCCCGACGCGTTGGCGCGCGCCACCCAAGACTGGTCTCTTGGAAGAAGAATTTTTGCCCAAACAGTAGCGGCACTATTGACCAACCCCAAGTAGTCGCACTACTATTCGTTTCAGCGCCCACATCCCGGGCGCATGGAGCGAAGATGAGCAACCCTAACCGCGCCGCCCTGCTAGGGGCAGCACCCGAAGCGCACCGCCGCCAATGCCTACTGGCGATCGATGCAATTGAAGGCCGCCGCTGGCCCAGCGCAGCCGCCCTGCTCAGGGCTGAGGCAACGGCGGCCTCGGAATGGGCCGATCAAGCCCGCGTCCTGGCCACCTGGTGCGAAGCAGAGGGCGAAAGCGGCCGCGTGCATTCCACCGTACTCACGGCGCTGGAATGCCATGCCCCGGCAGACCTGCTGGGCCCGGCCGGAGCCCCCACCCTCGAATCCTTGGAAGCCGGCTTACTGGCCTTGGCGCATGGCCTGGGCCGCGAGCACGCCGCCCGCGTCCGCCGCGCCATGAATGGCGTGCTGCAGGCCACCCACGCCCCCGCCGCTCTGCCGCCCCAAGCCGCCGCACTCGGCGCCGCGCTGGACAGCAGCAGCCTCGAACAGGCAGATCTGTCATGAGCCGCCAATCCATCCGCTGCCTCTGGCGCCTGATGGTCATGCGTCGCAGCACTGGCGCAGGCCTCATCGCGGCCCTGCGCTGGGCCGCCGGCCTGCTGTGGCGCAACCACCTGACCAGCCAGCGTCGGAAACATCTGGACCGCCGCGCCGATGTTGAGCGCGCCGCCCGTCAACGTCTCTAACCCCCAGGAGCTGCAATGCCCGAAGCAAAGCTCAACGTGGCCGCCTGCCCCGGCCACCCCGCCCTGCTCACGTCCTTCACAGCCGACGGTCCCGTCATGGCGCTGGACTTGGCCACCGTGCCCCGCGAGATTCTTGAGCGCATCACCGCCCGCGCCCTGAACGTGGAAAGCGAATGGCAGAACGGCACGATTTCGACCGAATACCTGGGCGGCAAGGCCGCGCTGGAATGCCTCACCATCGCCGCGAACGAGCTGGACCAGCACTTCCTGCCGCTGGTGCCCCAGGCCCGCGATCTAGCCTCCCACGGCACTGTCTTCGAGGCCGGGGGCCATACCTTTCCGATCATCCGCCGCAGTGAGGTCGTCTGGGTCGCCCAGGCTGACCTGTCGCCCCTTGAGTTGGCCGCCGTTCGTGCCTGGCTGCGATTCAACATGGCCGCAGCCACAGAGCAGTCCGTCACTTTCAAGCTGCGTTTGGAGCAGTTCGATCGGGAGGTAGTCCGTTGAACTCCATGAATATTGGAGACCTACAGCCCAGGTCTCCAGGCCAATCCGTAACCCACGGATTGCAGATGGAGGCTGCTCAACAGTACTGTCAACCATGAGCTCAGATCACAGTCCTATGCAGCGGCACGCATGCAACAGCGCGGAATTCGGGGCTCCCAATAGGCCCTCGATTGAAAGCCGTCAGCTCAGTAATCTGTGGCCCTGTTCGTGTTTTCTACAGCCTTCAGCAGCACGCGAAGCAACACTCGTTGGGAAGCGTCGCCATGGACGACATGTTCAAGAGCCCTCTGTCGCTACCACTGGCGGCAAAGGCCTACAGCGCGGATTTCTGCGAACAACGATTAATTCAAGCGCTTTTGACCAGATTTTAAAAAGCCTTGTGCCTTAGTCTATGGATTTACGACCGTGAAGGAGATTGCAGCATGGCAGTGAACATTCCCATTAATGAGCGCCAAATCGATGGCGAGCTCATCAAAACGTGCGACGGACGCCAGTTGCATGTGGAGCTCGGGGTAGCCAAGGACTACACCACCTGGACAAAGGCCCAGATCAAGCGTGCGCGCTTGGTTGAAAACCGGGACTACCTTCTCACCCAGGAGGGGGAGCAGCTAGCGAGCGGCACCAAGTGGAAGTCGGTCTACCACTTCAGTGTCGATGCCGCCAAGCACATCGCCATGATGAGTGGCTCGGAACGTGGCCATGAGGTTCGGGAGTACTTCATTGCGTGCGAACGGGTCGCCAAGGGTCTGCCTGCCAAGGCGCGGATCCCATATTCCATGGGTAAAGCCGACACGCTGACACAGGTGGAGCAAGACGAGCTGCGCGGTTTGCTCACCAAGGGTGCTGAATCGCTGCCGGAGAAGCAACGGGGTGCCTTCCTTCTACGCGGGTGGAGCAAGCTCAAGGCCCATTTCCGAGTCTCCTACCGCGAAATCCCGCGAAGCGAGTTCACGGAGGCCCTGGCAATTGCATCGCGGCATGTCGCAGAGATCGCCCCCGTGATCGATGCACCTCGCGCGGCGCCTACCGAAAGTGCACTTCATCAGGCAATGGGCAGCATGCATCTGATGGCGGAGGCTGTGGCTGACATGGCGGCGGCGGTCCTAAATCTCAGCCGCAACACAGCAGCACACGTCGAAAAAAGTGAAGGACTGAACGGCGGCAACCGTCAGTCCTTCGGCGAAGCACCTGCGGCGGCAACCGCACGAGCTTCTTGATCCCGAACCCTTACTAGGACTGAATCATGAACGCGATTATCGCGCGCACC